ATATAGAATGCACGATAATTTCTTAATGTATAAAGAATAATAAAAATTGGGGGTTGAGGGTTATTAATATAAAATGTATAAACAATTATTTATTAAAAAATTATTTAACTATAGGTAAACTTTATAATGTTGAACTGAAAGAAAATCGTGGATTTACAATTATAGATGATAGTGGCAATTTATTTGTTTATTGCTCTGATAGGTTTACAATAGTAGATGACTTACCAATTGTAAGTAGTTTTAAATTAATAAAAGCAATAAATTCAGTTGGTATAAGTAAATATAAAATAATATCTAAGAACAGTAAATATGTTGTATTAGAAGAAACAAGTACAAGCTATTATGTTATAAATGACAAAGGTGCAAAGGGTAAATATCCAAAATCAAATTTTCAAATAGTAAAGGGGTAAAATTATGGTCAATAATCAATTATGGGTAAATTATAAATTATACTGTTATAAAAATGGATTTGCAGAGGGTAGTTATAAAGTGTTTAGAGAATTTATGTTAAAAAACTTTACAATTTAAGGTTAAAATCATACAATATAGTATAATCCTAATTTAAACTTTTTAACCTTTTTTCTATTTTTCTATAACATTTATTTTATCAGTATTTTAAACAATCTATCTCAAAACTTGAACAGAATTAAGAGTAACAAAATTAGTTACTCTTTTTTCTTTTTATTATAAAAATTTTTATTAACATTTTTACTTAAATAACATACAATATAATATAAGGAAAAATAAAAATATTAAAAAGGGGATTTTAACATTATGAATAAAGTATTTATCAATGGGAATTTAACAAAAGACATGGAAGTTAATGTATTACAAAGTGGTACTTACGTAGGTAAGTTTACAGTTGCAAATACTGTAGGATTTGGCGATAAGAAAAAAACTTACTTTGTACCTTGTACATTATTTGGAAAAAGAGTAGAAAGCCTAGAGAAATTACTACTTAAAGGAACTGGAGTATTAATTGAAGGTCAACTTGATATTACAAATAAACAAGATGAAAATGATAATTGGAAAAATTATGTTAATGTTGTTGTTACTGAAATTGAAATAACAAAATTTAAAGAAGTTATTAATTATAATGATAAAACTGTTGAAGAATTAAGACAAATTTGTAAAGATAAAAATATAAAATTCACATATAAAGATAGTAAAGAAGTTTTAATAAAGAAAATAAATGCTTAAAGGAGAATATAAATCATGTTAGAAAAATTACAATTATTAAAAATTGAAGTTGAGCAAGAAATTGAAAGTGTAAAGGAGCAATTAAAAGTTTCAAAAACTGATATTAAGAAACTTGAAAATGGTAAAAAGGTAGCAGTTGAAATAGGTGTTGATGTTAATCAAATTGATGAAAGAATAAGTTCTACAAATCATTTAATTATAAATTTAAATAATAGAGTATCTGTATTAAAGAAAGTTAAATATAGATTAGAAATAGCAGAAAAAATGTTACATGAAATACAATAATAATTAATCATTGCAATTCACCTCTTTAAATAAATTTAGAGCAGACAATATCTGCTCTTTTTATTTTACACCTAAATCTTTTAGCATTTCATACATAGCTATTTTTATTTCTATACTTTTAAATCTAACTTTTCCAAATTGAAAGTATCTTATTAAATTATTAAAACAACTATTCCCAATATATTTATTATTTAAAAAAGTATTATCGTTATGGTCAGAAGCTAGTACGCTAAAACATTTTGCAGTTTTAGTGGGTTTATCAGTAATGTAAAGTATATCTTTTACAACATTTCCCCAAACCATGTATTTTTTATTTTTATATTCTATTGAAAAATATTCATCACAATGCTTTAAACTCATTTGCTCTACAAATGTATTACTATCTCTTAAAGATTTATTTTCTATAGCATAATCACTATATTTTGTATTTCTTATTAGTTTACCAAACTTTGTTTGCTTTTTCATTTCAATAAAAATATCATCTGTATTGTATTCTATTACCATTTCACCATCACGAAGTAATGTAAATCTTTCACCCTCAACTATTTTTGCATTGAAATATGTAAAATAAGGGTTAACTTTTGTAATATTATTGGCTAAGAAATACATTCTTACATTATTTCTAGTTCTTGCAACAGTTTCGTAAAAATCTAAAGCAACATCAACCTCATTAGGAATATATCTCATACTTACACTTTTATCTACAATAAATTCATCAAACATTATAGTTGTTACATTTGGATAAGCAACAGATTTATACCTTTGAGAAACACTTAAAGCAACTGGAAACCCTGCGACTTTTCCATCTATATAAAATTTTCCTTTCTTATATTCTAATTTATTATTTGGAAATTTATTTCTTATATCATCAAACCATTTATCATTATCTTTAAGTTCTGTTTTCCATCTTCTTAAATAAATAAATTGCTCACCTTTTTTTAAAAAGTTTTTAATACATTTTTTTTTAAGGCCATATGATTTACCAAACCCTCTGTTTGTCAAAATAAAATTCCATATGGCATTATAACTACATATTTTATCATAATTGTAATAATTCATATTTTACCTCCTTAAAGTAAAAGCACCTAAAAGGTGCTTGTCTTATTTATTAAATTTGTCTTCTAAGTTGTCCATGCGTGTGGAAATTTCTTTTAATGTAACATTTAAATTATTTAAAGCTTCGGTAAACTTACCATTATTTATAAACATTACAATGCAACAAGTAATTGGAAAACCTACATTACTTATCATACTTACTATTTCTTCCATATAATTTTACCTCTCTCATATAGTTTTACATAATTTAACTTATTGTTAATAAATAACTTTTAAACTAATTTTTTTATTACTTAAAGTTATAGAATTATCAGTTACATTTGTGAACCTAAGACTTAATACATTTTCATTTTCTATTCTATAATCATATATCACACCATTTTCAATACCTTCACTAAAATAAATATTAATTATAGATGTTTGAGGTATGTTATCATCTAATGGTACCATAAAACATTTTGAAGTCTTTGCTTCAATTATTGCATTTCCTCCAGTAATTAGCGATAAATCCGAAAAACTTTTTAAAGAAAAATTTAAATTTTTACTTATTTCTGTAATTAATTCATTTTTTAAATTGATAATTATATAGTTGTTTATTATTTCTTTTAAAGTCCCATCATCTTTCCATGTATTAAGTATTTCTTTTACGTTATCCTCTACACCTTCATTTTTTATCCATTCTAGTATTTCTGATGAATTGTTACATAAATTAAAACATTCTTCTAATTTTTGAAAAAACTTGCATTTTAACTCTTCATTTGTCATATCAGAAAAATTATATATCGTTTTTAATAAATCTTCTCTAAATCCTTTTATCAAAGCTATACCCCCTTTTATACAATAAAATGTAAAATTTACATTTACACTTTATTGTATGATAATATAATATTATTTGCAATTAATTTCCAGTCATTATTTTATTTTCGACCCAAGTACCAGGACTTCCACTTGTTGTACATGTCCACCCATCAATGATAAATAAACTGCCTGCAGTACCTTGCTCAACTGGCCTATAATTTTTTACAATATCTCCTCTATACCATTCACCTTGAGTAGGAGGTGCTATATGAAAATCATTACTATTAGAAATACTATCATTTAATGTTTTTTTCATTTCATTGTTAAATATTTTTGTAGTTTCTAACGCACCATTGATAAATATTCCATTGTTAGCATATAATCCACCGAATTTTTGCTCTATATTATTTTTAAATATACTGTTTTTAATATTTTTCAACGTCCAAATAGGTGATTTGGTATTTGTGAAAACATTATTTGTAACAGTTAAATCAACTACATTATCCGTAAAAACTATTCCACTGATTAAACTTACAAATTTGTTACTATCAAATATTATATTACTTTTTTCATTAAATGCTTTATTACAAAATATCCCTATACATTTTTGACCACCAGAAAGATTATTACCAACTACATATAACAAATTGTTTGATTTGTGTTCGGCTATTGTAGTATTATTTTGTCCTCTTTCTATTGTAAGTCTTAAAATATCATATGTCCTTTTAGTTGTCATTCTTGTTGTTTTAATTACATTTGTTATTTTTATTAGTTCATTATCAATACTAGCATAGTCCCCAACATCAATATTAAACTCTTTATAGTATGCTACTTCTATTGTAGTATCTGTAAGTGATAAACTTGTTAAAGTTGCATAAGGTAAACTGGAAAAAGTATTACCAACTATTTCAACACCTTGACTTACATTTGATTTAAAATGTATTAACATTCCTTTTCCATAAACTACATTGTTTTTTATTATAGCGTTTTTATAAGTGTCACCAGCTTGACTATCGTCTCCCATAATAATACATAAATCAGTATTTAATCCACCTTTGTTTATGATTGTATTGTCTAAGACTTGTGCTCCATATGAATTGTTTTGAATTGACACTCCCCCGAAGTTTCCGTTGCTATCAATTATTATTGTATTACCTATTAATTTATGATTTGCACCACCACTAAGATAAACTCCAAATTTGCTTTTTAGGTATGAGTTTCGACAAATACAATTGCTTGATTTCATATTGGTTAAATCTTCTTTTGTATCATCACCAAATTCTAAAGCACCATCTGCTGCGTTTAAACTTATACAATTATCAACAAGTATATCTGTTGCTTCCCTTGGGAAATAAAATGCGTTTTGTGCTTTTGTGTCATCAACTAATACTTTTCTAACTGTAATTCTAGTACAATAATTACCAACAATTCCATTACTTCCACTATTGTATATTTTACAGTTTTCTATTAACCCATCTGTTACATATTCTAACCAAATTGAACCAGCACTAGTTTTAGAGCAACCGATATTTTGTATTATACAATCTCTAATTAATATATTATTTACATACATTAACTTAACACCACATATAAGTTGTGTGTAAGTTGGGTCTTTATAACCAGTTATTGTTAACTTTTCAATACTAATATTATTACAATATTGGGATTGTGTCCCTTGAATATCAAAAACATTAAACTCTCCATTTACTTCTATTTCTGAAAAATTCCCTTGGATAGCTATATTATTTTTATTTCTTAATTGTATAGGTTTGTTTATTTTTATTTTTATATTTCGAGGAAATAAAATTGTTGTATTGTCTTTTAAATTTAAACTTAAACTATCAACATCTAAAATATTATCAGTTATATAATTATCTGCATATAAATTTACAATACTACCTATTTGCGAATTAATTTCACTAACTTTAGTATCTATTTGTGAATTAATTTCTTTTATTTTATTTTCAATTTTATTTTTAGTATCTACAATTTCATTTTTATTTTCTTCAATTTTATTATTTAATTGAACTTGTATATTTTCATCAATTAATATCTTTCTTAGTTTCTCATATTCACTTTTAATTTTTTTCATTAATGCAACTAAATTTGTATCACTTAATTTAATTTTTTCTGATAGTTTTTCAATGTCTTTCTCTAATTTTTTCCATTGTTGAAAATCAATGGCATTTTGGTCTTGTAATTCTTTTACATTTTGTTGAATTTTGTTTACATCAATATCGCTCATAATTTACCTCCTAAAAAACAAATAAGAATAAGTTTTCAAGTTCTTTAAATATCATTTGGTCTATGTTAATTAAAACATTTCTCCACTTTTCTAATAGTTCTGCACTTGATGTAATACCAATGTTACCTTGTGATATTAATTCATACTCTTCTGTGTTATTTGACTTATTTTTTATTGTATTGTTTGCATTAGACGTAGAATTATTTGTTGAATTACTATTAGTTTTACTTGCTGATGTCATATATTTATCTAAATCATCAATCTTATTTTGAGGTGTATCATTAGCAATTGATAAATCATTACTGGTAGATGTGTTATCACTACTAGAAGTGGCTTGACTATTTCCTTCGCTTTCCCCGTTTAACTTTCTTATATAGCTTTCTCTTAAATCTTTATTTAACATAAAGTCTATGTCATGACATCTTATTTCTGTTTCATAAAGTTGTTTGTACTTTGGATAAATATCATTAAGTGTAGAAATTAAATGTTGTTTAAAAATATTAATATTATCAAACCCAATTTCATAAAACATAAAATGCTGAAAAAATTTTTCTTGAAAGTAAGGCTTTAACTCATTATTATACAAGTTGTAAGGTTGGTCAAATAAATTATAAGTATCATCTTTATAAATGTAATAAAGTTGTAATGTATATTTACTACTCATTATTTTCCTCCTTTTCCTCATCATCTTGATAATATTTAGTTATCATTTCTTTGTTAGGTAATACTTTTACATTTAATCCAAATTTTTTATTAATTTCTTCACATGCTTGAAGTCTATTTTTATACATTAACATTGCATTTGTACTAATAAAGTCATTATTAGAATTGATTTCATCAGTTAATAACCTTTCTTTTTTTTCAAAGTTGTTATTTAATGATAAAAAAGTTAATATTTCTCTTTCAAGTTCGTATTTATATTCGTTTAATTTATCAGCTACATAAGGCGTCGGCATAGTTAACACTTCTAGTGCATTTTCTCCTAATCCAATATCCTTATTAGCTAAAATAAAAGGCTCAAAATTTTCTACCTTTTCAAATATTATTTCTAGTGATTTTTTGGTTTTTTCTGTCGCATTAATGAACCATGGAAATTTTTGTTGATTTATATTTGCTCTTATACACATTTCAACCTCTAACATTCTTTCAGCATAATTACTTATATAATGTCTTGTTGCTTTTGCTAAATCATTATTTCTAATTAAAACACAATCTTTTTTATTTATATAATTAATAGTTTTTATATAATTATAACCCGAAGTTATTACCTCTGTACTTTCCCCATTTATATTCATATTAGCACCAAAATTACAAGGTACTGAAATTAAACTCATATTATCATCATTGTTAACAAGACAAAGCCCATTTTCATATAGTGCATTTTCAATGTAACGAGAGTTCATTGTTTGAGGTAAATTTTCCCATGTAAACATGTTTAATGCTAACATTTTATAATAATCATAAATTCTAGTAAAATTTATATTTTTATAAACTTCTATTGCTTGTTTATTTTTACTCATAATATTACACCTCCACATTCCCTTGTAATTGACTTACTGAATAATCTCCAATATTTGCCCCATTGTCAACGTGCCAAATTGTTACACCTCTATTAAAAATATCCTTTATTTCTTCTAAATATTCATGAGGTATTTCATCACCTACAATGTTACAAGTATTTGTTTTAATAAAGTTAAAATAACGTCTTGAATTTACATTAATTTTTTCCCACTTATTAACTTTATATCCATACTTAACAAAATAATCATAAATTCTATGCTTGTATCTAAAATCTAAACCAAATTCTATAATATCTATCTTTCTATTACTATTTACTAAATTAAATAGCGTGTCGTTACCACTTGTTTTTATACTATTTGGAGTGTTTAATAAGTCTGTTGTTTTAGCATTTGCTAATGATGATACTTCAAAATTTGATAATTTATTTTTTTCTTTTAATTGACTATTATTTAAATTATTTGACAATGTATTAAAATGTTGGTTTATTCCTGCTTGTGCTACTCCCATTGCTCCATTAACAACTCCACCAAAATTTAATGAAAGTAAACTTGCAATTGCACCTAAACCACTACTAATACCCTGCATGTAATTATTTGTTGTATTTTGTCTATAATTTAAACTATTAGTTGCTAACCCTTGCTTTAATGTCAAATCATTTTCTAACATTGCATTAATATTACCTTGGTTAAAACTTGCTGAACTTGTTGCTAAAAATTGAGAATACGCACTAGATAAAACTGGTAACATTAAAGGACTATTATTAACAATTCCGTTTAAATTACCATTATAATCTCCCTTATAACCATTTACATATAAATTATATTTACTTTCTGTTGCAATATTTGTTGCTTTTACTCTTAATTTTAATGTCTTATTTTCACATAGTTCGGGTTTTATAACAAGAGGAGTATTCATATAGTCAGTTATCATAAAATATCTGAAAGGAAATGTGTATAATTTTGGTTCAAAAGTGGGTAATCCATTATCGTTGTCGGGGAAAGTATTTAATTCGTATAGTTGTTTATCAATTGTATCAAATCCCGACATTCTGTAACACTTTGGTATGCCACCTTTTGGTGAGCCGTACCTATCACTATCAAATGAACACTCAACTATTGTACTCATGTCGTCAACTTCAATAAAAGGGTTATATGTTAAACTTTGTATTGTATCAACAAATCCTAAATAAGTTGCACTATTAATTTTTTCCCTAGGTATGCAATAGTAATAAAGTCCAACGGGAATATTTCCCATTACACTACTTTCAATATCATTTCCAGCTACAATACTCATTCATTACACCTCCTAATCATTTATTATACTTCTATATCTATAATTGTCATTTGGTGTTCTATCATTTTCCATTATATCTGTACCAGTTTGTTTTGCCTCTATTACATGAATTGAACCATCATTATTTTTAGAAATAAACATAACTACGTGGCCATTATCTGTTTTACCCCTTGTGAATACCAAATCACCCATTTTTAAATTGTCATATGTTGTTTCTTTCCCATCTTGTATTTGTGTATATGTTGTCCTTGAAATTTTTATTCCATTTTCATTATACGCCCATTGACATAAACCCGAGCAATCAGTTCCTTTATCACTGCCTAATGGGGGATAATTGCCACCCCATACATAGGGTTTTCCTAACAATTTTCTTGCACTTGCAACTACATTTTCTCTTATTGTAGATGTAGGTTGCTCTTGTCGATTATATGGACTAGGTATATAACCCATACCGTTATTATCTGTTATATAACCGCTACCGTCTAATATTTCAATTTTTTTGTAATTATAGTCTGCATTTAAAAATACATTAGCTTCGGCTTTTCTTCTATTTCTTAATCCTTGCTCAAATTGTGAACCTTGCATAATTACAGTTGTTTTCCAAACTTCGGCAATACTTTCCTTGCTATCACCATTGATATACTTTGTAAAAATAGAGCGACTTGTTAAACTTCCAGTATTATAATAAAAATCTACAAAAGCGTCAAACTCATTTTGTTTCATTTTATTCATGTCGAAACCATAAGAAACAAAAGTATCATGGACATATTTTGAATAACTTTTATACAAACTGTCGCCTAATACCTCCGAAGCTTGTTGCTCTGTACATTTAGGAGCAAGTTGATTATAATGTGTACTATCATATTCACTTGTTGTACCATATCCAATAGTGAATGTTCCATCCCCCAAATTGTAAGGAGTTGAAGAAAATCCTTCACTTTGTTTTATGAAGTAAATACCTAGCATACTCATGTACCCATCTTTGTATAATGTAGATTGATTACCCGTTGACCCACCAGTTGAGCCACCACTAGAACCACCATTTATCATTCCAAGTCGTGTGGAACTTGTCAAAAAATAACACCCTTTATCGCTATAGTCATAAGCATTATAAATTTCTTGTACTTTTAACTCACCAACTTCTAAATCTTCGGGTTCTAGCAAATTATCTAAATCTATATTACCGTTGGTGTCAAATCTATTACAATGTTGTCTTTCTATATAACTCTCTATTTTATCAAAGCTGATATTAAAATAATAAGTTTGAAACACATCTAATTTTACTATAAATTTTGTACTGCGTTCTGTTACATACTCTTTATTTATTATGAAAAAATATTCCCATCTTGTCCCGTTATTCCATAAACAATAATTATAATTCATGCAATCATCAATATATTTATCAATTGTTAAACTTCTTTCTTTTCTTAAATAAGTGCATTCTGTCATTACATATTTTGCTTTATTTAAAAACCAGTTTATTTGATTATTTATATTTGTAAAATTTACAGTATGATTATAATTAATGTCAAGTTCGGGAATACTACAAAAGAAAACTTTGCTTAAACGTGGCATTTTTATACCTCCTAATATTAGAAAAGGGGAAAATTTTTCCCCTTATATTATTCTTTTACTACAAATTTTACACAATTTACAAAGTTACAACTTGCAACAATTCCCCATCTATTGAACCAAACATTTGTGTATAAAGCTTGAGGGTTTCTAAAAGTTTCTGAACTGTTTAAAGTTTCCCATATTTGGATTGCTTCTTTATCACAAATTATACATTGAGTTTCTGTATCTTCGGCATAAGTGTAAGTAGAAGTAGAAGTAGACTTTGTGCATTTTTCGAAATAATCGATTGGTAATACATGAAGATTAATTTCATCATAACTTACATTAAATGCTTGTGCTAATAATTGAACGTCCATAACTGCAAGTAAGTCAGTTGGGACAAAGCAAACTAACTCATTAGGTTTACTGTATGTCATTACACCTTGACCATTATAATTATTAGATAAAAATTTCATCTTTAATATATAAGATTTTATTGCAGTAACTAAACTTTGTGCTTTAGCTTGTAATGTTAATTTATCATATTCAGTTTTCCCAATTTTGACTTCTGCACCTTTTATGTGAGCAAGTGCATGTTTTACCAATAAAAAGTCATCATATTCAGCAGAATTTAAAGGTGATTGTAAAATTCTTGATGTTAACTCACTTAATCCATTTTCATTTCTAAACGCACCCTTTAATTCCTCGTCAGAAATAGTTGCTTGATATTGCAATTGTTTATTTTCACTATAATATTCAACCGTTACATTTGGTGCTTGTCTGCTTAATAAATCACTTGCTAAATTTGTTGCAGTTGTTTGCCTCGTCCTGTCTTTACCCTTAACTATATCAACAAAAATACTTTCAATTGATTTTCCGTATGGCAATATCCCTTTTTTGAATAGCTTGTACGGATTTTCATAAGCCTTATTAAAAAATCTTTGTTTAGCAACTTGGTTTGTAAGAACTGTTACAAACTCGTTTTTTGCAGTTGGATAAGATGAAATAATATCACCAATTTTGTGCATATTTGCTTTTGTAATATCACCTATTCTGTCTTTAAATTCTTGACTTGTTGCACTTGCAAGTGCTTTTGTAAAAGTAACATTATCTAATGCCATAATTTATTCCCCCTATTTATCAAAATTCTTTAAAATATAATCTATGTCAATTTCATTATCGCCATCTTTTTTAGAAGATGAATTATTATTTGAATTATTATTTGAAACTGGTATTTGCTCAAACAATTCATAATTTTTTATTTTTAATCTATTTATTTCTTCATTTAAAGAAGTTATATTGTTTTCTTTTTCTGTCATTGCTACTTTTTGATTTTCTAATAAATCATTTAAATTTTTCTTTTCATCTTCAATTTTCTTTATATATTCTTGTGCTTCTTCAATTGTTTTAAATTCCATAATTTAACCTCCTTTTTTGTTTTACTCGTAAATGAGTATAACTGTATTCTTAATTAAGTCCTCATTTAAGAGGACTTTATAAAAATACAAAACTGCAATTATTTAAATGTATATAATAGTGTTGCAAATCACAATATTACAGTTAGAGGCTCTTCACCTTTGCACTTAACTATAAGTATTATATTTAAACTTTTAAATAACTACACTTTATTGTATGAAAAATTAAGAAAAAGGTTAACAAAAGTTAACCCTTTTTTCATTAATTGTATAATAATTCTTTTATTTCTTCATCTTTTTTGTTTTTAATAATTTGTTTTCTTAAACATTCTACTCTTAAATAAACTGTGTGTCTTGTAAAATTTTTTCCTTGCTTTGTTTTATAACCATGTTTGGTTAAATAATCAGCTATTTGACTAAAACTAAACCCATCTGATAACATATATAAAATTATTTTATTAATTTCATAATAATAAGAATTTCCACAATCTAATATTTCATTTATTGCAGTTTCTAAAGTTTCAAACTGATATTCATCTTCTTTCCCAGTATACCTATCTAGTAAATTTTCTCTTTCTACGTCCCCATTATTTTCTAAAATGTAATCTGTAGAATAATCAGCACCAAACTCATTAAATTTTGATTTTCTATCATTATCTCTTAATTTGCTAGCTAGTTCTTTAAAAATTACTGTTGCTACAAAAGTATTTGCACTAGATATTTCATAATTTAGTTGAGGCCATACCTTGCTCAATTTTACACAAACAATTGATACACAATCTTCATAATCTAACCTTAATCTATTGAAACCACTTTTATATTTATTATATACTACTTTTACTCTTGCATATATATACTTCATATTTTCATTACAAAATTCATTAAAATCTTCATATATTTTTCTTTCCTTTAATTCTCCAAATTTATTTTTTCTTAATATAACCTTGCTCATATTTTCCAATCCCCTTTTTATTTTTATTATCTTTCAAAATAATTATTTAAACTAATCATGTAAGCTTGCTCTTGTATTATTGTACCACCTTTTATAATTTTTGACTTTTTAGATTTTATTAGTCCTTTAATCTTTTGTGTACATGCTTTATCTTTATAATAATATATATCACCTTCTTTTGTGAAATATTCCATTTTTGCTAATTCTTTTGCAGAATATTCGCAAACATCAAATACATTTATATCATCTAACTTTTTCATTATTTCATCAGTTAACCCACAACATTTAATTTCCCATTCATGAGTTTTAATATTTTTTTCTGCATACCTTTTTGAACCAATATATTTGAAATCTTCAAAACACATTTCATTATCCCATAATCCATAATCCTTTTTACCAATTTTAACACCTTTTACATCTTCAATTCTTCCATATAAATGTAAACTGTCAGTATCACAATACATAAATCTTTCATAGTTGTTATTAATTGCTTTAACTAAGTAATCTTTTGCCCAACTTGTTATAAAAGTTGCCATTGGTAAATAAATTGTATCACTTACAACATTTTCATGAGTGTGTTCAATTGTAAATACATCATCTACATTTTGAAAGTTTGTTAATTCTGTAACTCCTGCCATTCCAAACTTACCATACAATCCATTTTGCATTAACTTTGCAAATGCCCTTAACGCTCCCTCATATTTTTTCTTAATCTTTTTCCAAAAATCTATATAATTTTTAAACAAATTATAACTTCCCATAAAAGCCATATGGCCACCAAGTTTATAAGCCTTTACATCATAACACTCAAAAAGCAAATCTAGTAAAACATTTGTTAATCTTAAATGTAATGTTACTTTTTTTCCATCTTTAATGTTATTTTTTAAGCACTCCCTTCCACTAAAATGCTTGTTGTCTTTTACTTGTAAAAATGACATTTTATTCTTTTTAACTTTCAAATCAAAAATCGTTATATCTTGAATGTAAAGAGGGTAAAGTTCTTTGTAGTTTTCATTCATATTTTTATATGGGGTATCCCTATATTGTGCGTCGCCATAGGGTAATAATCGTGAAGTCATTACAAAAGGATATAATGAATTAACATCTAAAACAATACCATTTCTATTTTTTCTTTTACTAAACTTTTTCACATTATTATATTCTACTGCACTAAGGCCACCATAGTAACTATGTCTTTGCCATGCGTCTTGAAAATAACTTTGTTTTGGAAATAAAGCTTCAAAAATTATATTACTTTTTATTTCTGTTACATTACCTTTATTTTTTAACTTATGAAAATTTGTTTTCATTAGTTTAGTATCAACCATTTCATATAAATTTTCATTTTCAAAACTATTTTGTTTATTAAGATAATCTTCTAAAAGTGTTAATTTATAATTTGCTAATGCTTGACCCGAATTTGTAAGCTTATCATATTTAATCTTTTGACCGTTTAAATCAATACCATTTATTTTTAATAATTTTACTAGATAAGATAAACCAAATACATCTTCATAAATATACGTCATTTCTTGCTCTGTTAAAATATCATCAAGAGTTCTTTCTTTTTCATAGTCTAAACCATCTTTACCCAAATTCAATCCTAGAAAATCAGAGCAACATTTTTTTAATGAAAATGGAGCAAGTTTAAAGGTATCATAAAAATTTATTAGACCGTATTCAGTTGCTATAGTTAATTTATAAAACACACCATTTTTCATAAGTAATCGATATTCAAAAGGCTTTAATTCTTTATTTTCTTTATCAGAACTTTGAAAGTTTAAAACCTCATAAATTTTTTCAAATTCATTCCATTGTTTTTTTAAAAAATAATCTTCTTGTCTTTGTTTATTTCCATATCTCTTTACAAAGTCTAGTAGAAAAGGTTTTACATCATATAAACAGTTATGAGCAAATAAATTAATTTGTTTACAATTTAGATTTATTATCATGTCATTAAATTTACTAACATTATTGTACCAGTAACATAAATCACTATCATTATTACAACTCATAAGAGCAATTGAATAAGTTAACATCTCACTTTTATTATTTATTGCACACGCTTCTATATCAAATGCAAAATTCAAAACGTCTTTATCACTTGTAGCTTTTATTTTATCTTTAGAAATATAATTCATAATCCCATTATTCTTTATATCTTTTAACCTTTCATTCAAATCCATTAATCATACACTCCTTTTAATTCTTTAAGTGTTTTGTATTTTTGTATTGATTTACTAACAGTATCATAAATATTTGTTTCAATTCTTTCTTCATTTCCAATTACACTATCTTCGGGGTATCTATCTCTTAAATCTCTTAAAACTTCTTTAATCCACATATCTTTTTGAAGTGGTGTTAAACTGTTGTATTCTTTCCTTATCATTTCTTGTACGTAAGGCTTACACCCTAACTGTATACTAGGTGATGTCATAAATTCATTATTAAACCAGTTGTCATTTTCTGTACTGTCTGTTAATTTTTTATAAACATTAATAAATTTTATATCTTTCATATCTTGTTTGAACTTCTTTATCATTTCTTTTTTAGTTTTATTATCTGCAATATAAATATTATCTAAGTGTTCCAATGGAATACCATCATATATAAATGATTTTTTATCATAATAAGTTAAGAATAAATCTTTACCCTTAAGATAATTTATTTGCAATTTTGGTAATCCCATTGTTTCAAGTGCTTGAAGTGTTTTATCAACTTCTTTATTATAGTTTTTAATAGTTTGATTGTATTGATAGTCAATTGACTTTTTGTAAGATTTTTTTATAGTAGTTTCTTTTTTAATAACAGAATTTAACCCAGTAGTAATTTTATTAACTGCTTGCGTTAATTGTCTTTGTGAAAGTGATTTCCCTTGTAGATAACTTGGAATTGAGTACCCTAATAGTTCATATTTTTTAACTAAATATTTAATTTTTTGTTTATCATTTTTATTTGAAAAGTCTACCCTTTTAAGACCACTTAATTGACGTTTAGCGTTCATAATATATCCCCCTCTAAGAACTACTAAAATCTTTAACCCTTTTCTTAATTATATTTTACCAAATATTACACACAATTTCAATAGAAAATATGAAAAATAGAGGATAAATTTATCCCCTATTTATTATACAATCTTTCAAATCTTTCTTGCTTAAAATCTTTTATATAATTTAATTCTTTTTCTTGTAAATTCATTATGTTTTTTAACTTTGTTAAACATAGTTCAACGTCCGCAACCTCTTCTAAAATCATGTACTCTATTTCAATTTTACTATTTCTTAAAGTTTCATCAGAATTTATATAACGTACATATTTAGATAATGCTTGTATTAACTCTCCTAATTCTTCTATTGTAATTATTACTCTATCTAAACAACTTTCATTCATAATAATAATTCATTCCTTATATCTTTATTTTCTATTAAAAAATTAACCATATATTCATAATCTTCCCTGCTTTTACAACCTGCATTAATGTAATCATAACATATAGATACAATGTCGGGAGGGTATAAATTATTGTAAGCTAATACTTGTCCAACCTTTCTTGATAGAATAACAAACATTGCAAATCTTTCATCACTCATTATAAATAGACCTCCTAATCTTAATCATTAACAATGATTATAATTCCTTTACAATCATTGTAATTCCACCTCTTTCTTTTTATTATCAACATATACTGAAAAATCATCATGATAATAATCTACAAAAACAGTATAATCCCCTTTACCATCTTCAATTAATATTTCCAATTTTTCTTTTAACTCTTTTACTGTCATTTTAATACACCTCATTTATTATCATATTTTCAATATCTCCCTCACTCATATAGCGATAAGGAAAACAACCTTTCCTTGTATTACCCCATGTGTCCAAATATCTAATTATTATTATTCCATCTTCTATTTTACTACAAATAAATCTACAATGTAATCTTTCTAATATATCCTTTATTAATCTTTCAGCTTTAAATTTACACATATTCCCAAGACCCCTTTAATTTAATTAAATATTTCTTTTACAATATTCACATAAATGACCATTACAATAATATTCATAACTACTTATTTCTCTATAACAATTTTCACAATGATACATAATTATTCCTCCTTATATAATTTTACATATTGCCATGGTTCAAATTCACTATAACCATAATACCCATACGTAAAGCTTGTTGCTCCATCACTAAAAGTATAAATTGTATTATTTTCAAATTTTGCAAAATGTGCATGATACCACACATCACCATCATTACTAACTAGAATTTTTGTATCAACTGCAACTTTGCTCCAATCTATATTATAAAATTTTCTAAAATCTAAATCCAATATTTCTTTTAAAGTATAAAAATTATTTATATCGCACCAATCACAAGTTAAATCCCCTTTATCAACTTTCCATTCTTTACCGTTATTATCTTTTACATAATCACCATCATTACATTTTTCAAATACTTCTTTAATATTCATGATTTAATCCTCCTTTTCTTCATAATACATTGAATAAGCTTGTATTATATTCTTTTCTTCGATAAACTCATAACTTATACTTGTATCTAATGGATTAATTCTATATAATCTAATTCCTTTAGTTTCTTGGTATACACTATCTTCTACATTTAAAATTTCTACTATAACACCCCAATTTCCTCGAGGATTAATTGATGTTTTGTATTTTACTAAATCTCTTATATTAAACATATTTTATCTCTCTCTTTTTATTATTATTTTATTTTTTCACTCCAAATCTTTTTATTCTTCAACTATTTCGAAATCACATTCATGATATAACCACTCATAACCACTATCATCAACAATAGCGTAAAAGTCAATAGTTTTATCTATCACATCATAAACTTTACCTATAGTTAAATAATTTTTTAATAAATAATTGTTTATACATTTTATATTAATAACCCTCAACCCCCAATTTTTATTATTCTTTATACATTAAGAAATTATCGTGCATTCTATAT